GCAGTTGGTGACACTATATATGGAACTAATAGTGTTGTATTAGATACTACTCAAATACCTTCTCATGCTCATGGTATTACAGATGTTTCACACACCCATTTAACAGTAAAATATAATACTGGAAACAATAATGGAGGTGCTCCTTCCTCTTCTTTACCTATAGCCAGTGCTAATGACGATGGAGCAACACACGCATATATACTAGGTTCAGAACTTGGAGGAGATGCAGATTCAGGGTTAACTACAGCCACTTTTACAGGCATCACTACAACTAATTCTATAGGGGGGGGATTAGCTCATGACAATAAACAGCCTTCTTTAGCTTGTCTATACATTATGTATATTCCTTAAATTAAAAAACAATGAGTTGCTTGCCTGGAATGCCATGTTGGTCAAATACTTCTAATAACACTGATTGTGGAAATTTTCCAACATTTACATGGTTTTCGTGTGGATGTTCTCCTATAAAAATAAACAGTACAGACGTTATTTATACAGGAGAAAATTTAATTAATACTGGTATAAATACTGGTGATAATTTGACATTAATCTTAGCAAAAATAGATACAGTCATTGGTTCTGGTGGAGGAGGGTTTACATTAACTAACGGTAATGGAACAACTGCAAATAGTACGGCTGTTGATTGGGGAGGAATCATATCATCAGATGTCAATATATCAGGATATCATAATATTACATTAGGTAATAGTCCGACATTACAAAGTTTTTCAGCACATGTTACAGATGGAGCAAATACTCTTATAGATTTAACTTTAAGTGGATTAGGGTATTTAGAGATTAGAAATACAAATATTGGAGTTTATGATGAATCTATTACATTAAATACAGCAGGTTTATTTTTACTATATAAGAATTCTGTCTCTTCTAAGCAAACCTTATTAAATATTGGAGATAATTTTGTAAATATTTCTTCGACAAATTCCTCATTTCCGGGAGCACAATATGATATAGATTATTCACTAAATTTCACTCTACTATCCCTTATTTCTAAGGGATATGCAGACATTCATTTATTAGGACTAACATTTACCAACTCTCCTTCCAACGGTAATGTTCCCACTTTCAATGGAACAAATTGGACATTCTCTACTCCAGGAGGAGGTGGGGGAAATGGAACCTATTCACCTTCCGTTACAAATACAACAAATGTTGCATCAATTACAATTTCAGACGTAAGTTGGTCACAGGTTGGTAGTATAGTTACTGTTGCTGGTCTTGCCATTGTCACAGCAACATCAGGAACTTCAGGAAGTCCAGCAACTACCATTTTTGAAGTGAGTCTACCTGTATCTAGCACACTAGCTTCATCAGTTTGTAGAGGCTCTATGTCAATTTTATCAGCCACATGGTCTGGTGGTTATATTTCGCCATCATCAGGGAGAGCGCGCTTTAGTTATCAAGCAATTAGCACATCTGCTACAGATGTATCTTTTGTATTTCAATATAAAGTAGAATAAACAATTTGACTAATTCAAAAATCATGGATTTATTGGTTTTCCATTGATTTTAATGCTCTCCTTAAAAAGAGAGCATTTTTTATTTCTAATCAATTTGATTATTTTATATAATTAATTTAGTTAAATAAGTTTGGTATTTATCAAACTTATTTCTTATCTTTGTTACTGTTTTAACCAAACAATCATAAAATGACTGAAAAACAAGAGATTTTAGATCAGTTGCAAAAATATTTAGGGTGGAAGAAATCTAAAGTATTTGTAGCGAATAAATTGGGAGTTACAGAAGTAGAATTAGAAGAATTAATAAAACAACTAAATAAAGAAGAAGAACCTTTAGAATCCAGTAAAAAAATAAACAATGATAAAGGAACATTAGAAAGTTCGTTAGAACTTGATTTTGAACCTAAATCAGATGAAGATCTATACAAACTTCACAAGATAAACCCCGAAAAATACAAAATAAGTACATATTGGAGTAAGATGAAATCCAATGGTAAATTCACTTCTTCTGTATTTGCTGCACTTAAAAAGCCAGCAGACTATACCCCAGAAGATTTTGCTAAATTTCTTAGTAATTGGGAACCTAAAATAAATTTATTTAACAGGGTATGGGAAAAGAATTCTTCCTTAGATACAGTAGATGTAGAATTAAATATAGCAGATTTTCACTTAGCTAAGAAAACAATTAAAGGGGATACATTAAGTTCTAAAGAGTTTGAATACCTTCAAGTGGTAACCGATTTAGTTAGTAAAATAAGAAGTAATTACACTATTAGGAAACTTGTATTTCCTATTTCTAACGACTACTTTCACAGCGACAATATTCAAAACACTACAACAAATGGTACTCCTCAAGATGTTACTGTATGGTATGATGAAGAATATGAAAAAGGATTTGATATATTGGCGAATACTATTAATTATCTCATTACACAGGCTAATGAGGTGGAGGTTGTTTTAGTACAAGGTAATCATGACAGAACTAAAGGTTTTTATGTAGCCCATGCCTTAGAAATATTCTTTAAAGGATATAATAAAGTAAAATTCCAAAGACATCATTCTACCACAAAATCAGTTGTATTAGGAAATACCTTCATAGGGTATCATCATGGAAATTCTTGTAAGTTAGATGAACTTCCTTTATTATTTGCTACAGTTCCTGAATTTTCAAAGGAATTTGGAAATGCTAAATATAGAGAGATACATACAGGAGACAAACATCATTATATGGCTAAGGATGTAAAAGGTGTGAGAATTCAACAATTACCTAGTTTATCAGGAGATGATAGATGGCATATAGACAATAATTTTATAAATAGTGTACGTGCAGGTATAGCTTTTGTATATGATCCAATTAAAGGTAAGGTGGCAGAGTTCGAATCAAGAGTATAAATATGGCAACAGCAAGGAAATTAGTAAGTGATGTGAGAAGTTTACATAAACTTCTAAGTATTGATAATTCTATCACTGATAGAGCTATTCTATCTGAGGTTAGGAATAATTCAATTTTCCTAATAAAAAGAGAAACAAATCTTAGGAAGCTTTGGGCTACAGATACAATTTTCACACCAATTCCTTGCTTAGAGATGATAGAAGTTCCTGTGTCTGAATGTTGTGATTATGTTGATCCTTGCACTATATCCAGAAGTAAATTTAAGCTCCCTAGAATATCAGAAGGAAATTATCAATATACCATACAAGGAGTATGGAGTATAAATGCTTTAGGCGGTAGAGGTAAGAAACTTAAGGAGATTACAATCAATCGTTATATCAATCTTCTAAAACTCCAGATAGTTAAGAAAGATGTATATTACTTCATTTTTAATGGATATTTATATGCTACTAATCCAATGTTGAAATCAGTTATGATGGCTGCATTTTTTGAAGAAGATATTCCTAATGAAATAGCTTTCCCAGAATGTTCTTGCGGAACAGCGTATACACTAGAGGACTTATGTAAAAATCCCCTAGACAGGGAGTTTCCGCTTCCTGGATATTTAGAAAAGCCTGTATTGGAACTTACTTCTCAGAAACTTCTAAATACTTATTTCAGATTGAAGTCTGATTTGTCTCAGGAAGGAATAGATGGACAGTCTCCAAATACAACTAATACTAATTAATGCGCACACCAGTTGATTATAGAAGTGGAAGTAGAGATTGTTATACAGCTTTTTGTAAGAAACATCCTACAGTCAAAATATCCTTTGATCAATGGAGAAATATAATCTATGGGTTTAATGAATCTTTTAAAACTTATATTCTGGAAACAGGTAAAAAAGCAAGAATTCCTTCTGGATTTGGAGAATTTTCGATAACTAAGAAGAAAAGAAAAAGAATAACTATAGATCCTGAAGGTAAAGAACACATTAATCTTCCTATAGATTGGAAGAAAACTAAAGAGAAAGGTAAAACTATATATAATTTCAATTTCCATACAGAAGGATATTTCTTTGGATGGATATGGTTTAAGAAATCTACAAGAATAAAATATGTAGATTTATGGTGGTTTAAACCTTCTAGAATAACATCGAGACTTATAAACCATTATATTAAAGCAGATAATAAATATCAACATCTCTATCAATCTTGGCATCCTTAAGTTAATAAAATGAGCTATTTTTATAAATATAATTTTGTAAGTCCTGAACCTGTTTATGCTATAGCAAAAGAGGAATTTAAATCATATTTTGACACAGGAGCTATAGACGATTTATTATTTCCCATCTATACTAACAAATGTTTAAATAAACTAGGAAAGGGGAGTTATGCAATAGAGGAAGAAATTCTCCACATAGAAGATTTTGAAACAAGACTTCCTGATAATTTCTATGCTGTAAGAGAGGCTTGGTTATGTACAGCAGTAAATGGATTTCCTATACAAACAGCTAATTCATTCTATTCTCAAGCTGCTTCTATACAAACTATACAAGTAAGCCCTGTTACTATTGGAGGTAGAGCTTGTACAAATATAGAATGTCAAGATAGTAATTGTCCAGGATGTATGCCTGAATTTATACAGGCAGTATACAAAACCAATAATAGTTTTAATCATACTTTTAGGAGAGAATATCTTTTAAAGCCCGGAAACATATCTACAAAAAAACATTGTTCTGTACATTGTGCTAATTTTGGAGCCTCTGGACCTGATAGTTTTGATATTAGAGATAACAAATTTGTTACTAATTTTAGAAATGGACATGTACATTTAATATTTTATGCTACAGAATATGATAGTTATGATAATCAACTTATTCCTGATAATTATAGAATTAAGGAATTCATTGAACTATTTCTTAAATATAAAATAGTAGAAACTCTAACTAACCAAGTAAATGACGAAACCTTTAATCAACTTCAAACTAAACTTGGATATTATAAAGGACTGTCAGATGAAGCATTCATAATGGCTGATTTGGAAACTAAGAAACAAACTGTTTATCAGAAGAAATTAGCTATTAGAGGACAACTTAATAGTTTTAATAAATACGAACTTCCAAGTGGAACCGTAAGAGGTCTTTGGAGAAGAAACGGAACTAGATAGTAAAACTTATATAAGTGGCTGACCAACAATCAAATATAAAACAAGAGAACAATATAGCCAGATTGGGTATGAATGCTGATCTTTCGGTAAATCAAATCCCTAAAGGTCAATACACATATAGTCTTAATGGTAATATTGAAAACTTTGACTCTAATGGAATATCCATCCAAAATGAGAGCGGAAACGAGCTATGTTTACAATTTCCTGAAGATTTCAAAAATATAGGTAATCACTTTATTCAAGAACAAAACAAACATATATTCTTTTTAGTCAATCCTAGTACAGGAGATTCTCAAATTGGATATATGGATAATAATGATTGTGTATATAAAATTTATATAGATGATCCTTGTTTAAATTTCAATCAACATTTCCCTATAAAGAAAATAGTACATAAGATAACCAATTGTACTACAGAAATATATTGGACAGATGGGTTAAATTCTAGAAGATTTTTAGATTTAAACAATATTCCTTATAAAACAACTATCGGTAATACTATATGTGATATATCTGTATCCAAGCAAATAGATTGTAATAGACTTAAAATTCAGCCTAATTTCGATATTCCTCAAATTACTGTAAAAGATGTTATTAATGGAGGAAATAATGTAGCAGGAACTTATCAATTTGCAGCAGCTTATTGTGATGTAGCAGGAGATCAATACACTTCTTATTATTCAGTAACAAACCCTACTTCTCTATCCAATCCTCAAATTTCATCTCTAAACTTTGATTATCTTATAAGTAAATCAATTATAGTAGATGTAAGCAATATTGATGTTACAGGATTTTTTCAATATTATAACCTAGCTGTTATAAAGACTATAAACAATATTACGTCTGTTGAATTAATAGGAACATATTTCATAGATAGTAAAACTAAGGAAATAGTATATAGTGGGCAAAATCAAACTCAGATAAAACTTACTATTGAAGATATATTTGAAAAATTTCCTTACTATGATATTGCTCAAGATCTTACAGCAGTACAGGATATATTAGTATGGGATCAACTTACATCTATAGATAGAATCAATTATCAACAAATAGCCACTGGAATAAGACTTTATTGGGAAACATACAGAATTCCTGCTACAGAAGACTATTCAAATGAATTAAATTCAACTAATTTAAGAGGATACTTAAGAGATGAAATATATCCATTTGAAGTTTGCTTTCTTTTAGCAAATGGAAAACAAACAGACGGATTCCATATACCAGGAAGAATAGCTCTTCCTCAAGATTTTCCTACAGTATTCCCTACCAATCCTGATTTTGTAGGAAATCCTGACCCTTCTACAGGAGGTCTTCCTTATTGGAAAATATACAATACAGGGGATGTAATAGCAACAAGTTCTGAATTCACAACAGATCCTTCTTATAAAGGACCTTATCAATATGGTAATTTTTCATATTGGGAATCCACAGAAACATACCCATGTAA